ACAACAATGTTTTTTTTGTTTCTTTCATATAGTTTTTTATGTTCCTCAGTAAGCTCTGTTTTCCAGCTATCTTTTATCTCAACACCAGTTTCTCTAAACCATTCCAATAATTGCTGTTCAGTACCTATTAAACGAATATCTCTGCCAATACTATCAAAGTCAGCTATATAACCCCCATTAACACCTTTATCATAACTCCAAGCCTTTGTAGGCAAAAGAGATGGCTTTAACCACCAATCTTTTGCAACCAATTTATTTTCTTGATTATTCATTTTCTTGTGGTATTTCAGACAGTTCTCCATTGTCTATGTTAATACTTACTTTGCCATAAGTCTTTTCAAGTTCTTTTTGCATATCATCAAAATCTTTTTCAATCTCATTCATTTGATGCAATATCTTATGTTTTTGATTCTCAAGTTTACCCAGCTCCATGTGTACTTGATTTAATTTGCTTACATTTTCTTGTAATGCTTTTAATTCATCTTCTGTTAAATTAGTTGGTTTTGCCATTTTTATTTATTTAATTATTATTTTTATTAGTTTTCTTTATTTTCATTTTTTGTTATAGAATTTATTATAAAATCATTTGTTTCATGCCATTCTATATCACATTCATTGCTACAAAATATTTCTGTATTATTAATATATGCATAGCAATTTATGCATTCATCATCTTCTAATTCAATTATTTTTTTTGGAAATAATTCTATTATTTTCATTATTTCAATAATTTAGTTTCTTGTCTGTAATTTAATCTTTTGTCTTTTTGTTGTTCTGGAATGTCCTCATTGTTCCAAATTATAGCCCTCCAGATTTTAATCCATTTATAATAGGTTTTTGCATTTATACTAAAATCATCTGTATTTCTTACTCCATTCCAAAAGGCTTGTTGTATGTCTATCCACAATAAGTTTTTAAACGATTTCTTTAAATCATAAGCTAAACTCTGAGCCATTAATACTTTAGTTTTAGCATCAACATTGTGCTGTCCAAGATCAAGATATGTTTTAGATAATAACTCAACACACATCTTAGTTAATTCTGATTCACTTATTTTTTTTATCATTTTCTTGTATTTGTTTTAGTATTTGCATTGCCTCATTGTGAGATTGTAAATGCTTATCAACTTTACTTATTCCAACGCTATTTAAAGCCCATTTAGATTCGTTTTTAGCCCATGTTTTAAGCCTTCTTGATGTTGACCATGTTTTCATTGTATCTTTTTTTAAAACACCTTTTTTTGTTGGCTCACTCCAATATTCAAAAAAATCATTAAGCATCTCTTTTGAGTAATTATCAAAAGCCATAACCTCATCAAAAAATTTAATTTTACTGTTATCTTTATTAGATTGATTATTTATTATATTATTACTTACTTGTGTTTGATTATCCGATGTCGGAAAAACCGATTTCCGAAAATCGCACTTCGGTGATTCAAAAACAGTATAATCAACTCCCAAAAACATTCCATCTTCTCTAATTTGCTCTCTTTCAACATATCCACATTTTATAAGCTCATTCATTGTTGTTCTAATAGATGCTTTGCCTTCTTTTAAAATGGCTTCTAATCCACTAATAGATAATTTCCAAGAATCACTAAAACTTAACAGCATAGCCAATAAGCCTTTTGCCTTTAAAGATAATCTTCTATCCTTAAAAATACGATTACAAATAGTTGTGTAATCTTTGCTTTTTATAACTCTAACTATGTCCATTATTCAAATAAACTTAATTGACCAGATCCACCCCACAAAACTGTCTGCCTTTCAATACTATTTAAAACCTCAACTTGGCTTTTTATTCTTTGTTTAAGGCTAATAATATAATCATCTATTTCACCAAGATTTTCAGCCACAAAATAACCTTTGCTTGTGCTGCATAATCCAGGCAATTGATTTGTTATTCTTATGTGATTAATTAACTTTCTTAATCTTGGACCAACAATGTTTAATGACTTACAAATAACTGTTGAGGTTACAGCCTTGTTTCTTCCTATTTTTGGGCTTAATCCCTTAATTAACTTTTCTACTAAATCACATTCATAATTTGTCAATTCATATGTGTATTCCTCAAATCCTTTAATCATTTTTTATAGTGTTTAAGCCATCATTAATTTCATTTAATAATCTATTTAACTCCTTTCTCTTTTCATAAAATCCAGCTCCATAAACATTGAATTTCTGCATTTCTAATAAAAACCTCTCAAAATCTTGTTTAACCTCAGCATAAGTTTCAACCTCAAATCCAAACTTATTTACATGATGAATTGATGTTGCATGATTTATGTTTTTAAAGTATTTTTTCATGCCATTATGTTTTATTTCCATGTAATTATATAAATAATAAATAAACATTCTCTTAGCTTTTATTGTGGAGCTGTATCTGTTTTTATTATTTAGTATAAAATCTTTTTTAGCATTGTGAATATCACAACAAACATCTAAAGCATGACTTATAATTCTATCTCTTGTATTCATTTTACTGGTGATCTAATTCATCTTTTCCATGAGTATTAAACAAACCTATGGTTTTTATAATAACTCTTGCTAAAGCTCTTTTTTCAGCAATTTCAGCTAAAAAATAACTTCTGCAATTATTTATTGATGCAGTTCCAAAAGTTTCTTCTTGCCTTTGCCATTCACCATCTTGATCTTTCAAATAAGATGTTGCTTTTAAAACAACATTTTCTAAAGAACAACAAATTGGCTCAAATTCTACTTGTATATTTCTATCTAATTTTATTTTCTCAACACCACTTCTTGTTATAATTGAAAATCCTCTTTTATCAGAATAAACATCTTCTTTTGTAAGATTGTAATCCTTATATATTTTTGTTAGTTCGTTTCTATTCATAATCTGTCTAATAAAGCTCCAAGCATTAATAATCCTACGGAGCAAATTGATACTATTACAAAAGAGATAATATTGCCAATAATCTCTTGCTTTGTAAGTTTGTCATCTATTTTATAATTTACAATATCTTGTTTTTCAAAGAATTTAGCCATTTCTACTGTATTTAATAGATATTGTTTTTTATCTTTTTTGTGAGTTATAATGTGTTGTCTCATAATATATTGTGTTTTTTAAAAATGTTTCAAAGTTTACAAATTTTTTAAATTTATTTTTAAATTTTATGTAATCTCCCCACATTTGATTTTTTTGATTTTTTGTAATTAATTTACTTGCTTTCATAAAAAAAATAAAGGAGGCTTTTAAACCTCCCTTATATATTAATTATTAATGTAATCTACTGCTTGATTTATACCTTCTTCTGAGTATGGAAAAGAATCTGTTCCAACAGTAATTTGATATTTATATTTAGGATTTGAAATTTTTTCTAAATATATGTTTGTAGTATATTCCCATCCATTCCAGTTGCATTCTAAAGAAATTGTTTCTGATACTAAAGAATTTAATATGTTACATTTCTTAAAATTTCCATTAAGTAAATTTTGAATTTTATTTGTTAGTTGATTATCTGATAAGTTTGAGATTGTTTTCATTGTTTTATAATTTAATTTTTAGTATTTGATTTATTTGTATTGCTAAATTACATAAACTTTTTAACATAAAAGGTATAAATGTCAATAAATGTTGCAATTATTTTATTTTACATGATATAAATACATAAAAAAAAGCCCTCAAATGAGAGCCTTTTTCTAACAAATATCAAATACTATGTTACATATTATATACAAAAACAGTACAAATATATAAAATTATATTACAATTTTAAAAACTGTTTGTTTTTTTAGTGTTTTATCAAGGCTTTTAGCATTGTAAGATGACAGTTCTTTGTTTATAGGATAACCATTAAATCCTTTAGTATGTTGCAAATCAATTCTAATATCATGCCTTTCCTTGTCTTTCATTATATATATGTTCTGAGCTGCTCTGGAGCTTAATAATAAAGCATTTTCACTATAACTATTAGCTCCAACTAATGAACTTGATCTTGCAAATAAATCAGTTATTTTAGTTTCATGTAGATGGCCACACATCATAAAATCAAGTATTATTCCATTTCTTGCATATTTACTCATTACCTTTGCAATCTTATCATTATTCATATTACCGAGTTGATGTCCATGTATTAGCAAAACATTATGTCCATTAACCTCAACAACAAGTTCTAAGCCTCCAGATGTAATAAAATTAATATCTGGCAACAACATTCTAAGTATTTCAAATATCGTAAAATCATAATTATCTGTTGCAACCATATCAACCCACCCAAGCTCATAAGCTCTTGATTCATTTCCACTAACACAACCAACACTAATATTTGCAACACTATTCAAATCTAAAATAAAATGCTTTAACAGATGAACACCTAAAAATGTTGCTTTTGCTCTATTTGTTGACATTGCCAGTTTTTCATCTAATCTTCTATCTGAGTTTAGTAAATCACCAGTTATTGCAATAAATATCTCATTGACATTATAAAACTTGGCATATTCTTTTATATGATGTGCAAACTTCTGTAATCTCTTAGATGCAACCTCAAAATCATATTTGTTATTTTTTAAATCAACCAGCTCATTGAAATGAGTATCAGCTATTTGTACTATTATGGCTTGTTTGCCTTTGCTTGTGTGCTGTTTTATTGTTGTTTTAAGGCTCTCTGCTTTAAGCAAATCAATCAATGACTTATTATACTCAACTAATGCGTTTTCAAGCCTTGAATGTTCTCTAAATGATTTATTTTTTATTCTATTAAGATCAGCTTGTTTCTGGCTTCTCTTTTGTAATAAAATATTGTGTTGGATTATTTCTTTATCAGCAATTACATATTGAATAATGTCTTTTATTCTATGCCTTAATGTATGCTTTTTTACTTTAAAATGATATTTATCAATAAGATGTTGAGCAATGGCTTGATAACCATTCCCATTCCAAAATAAAGAAACTATTTCATCTTTATATTCTAAATATTTTGATTCCATTTAATATGTCCAAATAACACCTTGTATTTTATCCTCATCAATATCAACATGAATAAAATTATGTCCTATCCCAAACCTTGAAAATCCAGCCTCCATCAACGCACCTAATACAACAGCTCTTTCTCTGCTATTTTTTACAAGAATGTCAGCAGCTAATCCTTTTATATGTGAACTTGTTGGATTTTTAATTGATTCTGGATGATTCTCACACCTCCAGCCACTTGTTATAATAAAAGGTATATCAGATCCATCTTCGTTCTTAGAATGCTCTCTTGCAGCTGATAATATTCTTACAAATGTTCTGTTGATTTTATTCTTTCCACAACAATTACAAGCAAACTCTCTTAATCTAAAGTATTTCATATAAATGATATATTTTACAACCCTTTACTTCTTTAACAAAAACCCTTTTATACTTGGTTTTTTCCTCAACCTTATTGTATTTAGGATTTAAACTGTTTAATTTACGTTTCTTAGCCATTTAATTATATTTACCCATTTCACCCTTATGCTTTCTTTGATTGCCATATTTTTTTGTTCTTGTTTCAATACGTTTTGCATAAACATATTTTTTTTCAATTACTATTTTTTTACAAACAAGCCCACCAAATTGCATCTCTAATGAGTTTCTTGTTTCTGCATTATAGTATTTAGTCATTTCTTTTATTCTTAATCTTTTCAAAACTCCGACCACCAAAATAAGCTGTATAAATAACAATTAAAAGTGTTTGGTAAACTGGAACAAACTCCTCTTGAATTTCAAATGTTCCTATATTGCCACTAAATAAAGATATTATTACAAACATAAAAGTTAAAAAAGCTAATGCAATTGGTCTAATGTTTTTTGTAAGTAAACTTCCATTGTTATCACTTAACCACCTACTTGTAACTTGTTCTTGCATTGATTTCTCATAATCAAGCAACACTTCTTTTATTTCTTTTTTAGCTTGTAATCTTTCTTGATCAGATGTTGTTAGTTTGTCAATTGTGTTTCCCACTTCTTTGACTAATTCACCAGAATTAAATAATTTATTAAAAAATCCCATTATTTCTTTTTAAAGTTCCAATAGTAAAGTTTATACATTGAAATACTTATTGCTAAAACTAATGAAAAAAAAGTTAATATTTCATTACACTCACTTAAACTAATACCAATTGCAGATGCGTTTGGTATTACAATTTCTAAGGTATCTTTTAAATCACTATTCATTGGTCCAAGGTAATGGCAAAGTTTCCTCAGTTGGATTCTTTTGCAGTTCTATATTTGTAGCTAATTGTTCATCCATTTCAGCTGGAGATGGCTGAGTCATTTCATTTAACCAAACCTCAACATCAGCTTCTGTTAAATTTTCGTAAAGCACAAAATCATTTGGATTTGGTGATGTCAAAGGCATAGCACCATAAACATCAGCATAATAATAATCAGCTTGACCTTTAGTTCCTTCAGATGCTGCTCTTCGCCAATGCACCATATTAACTACATTTTGCAGTTCTTGTCCCTCAACAGTTTCTTGTATTACACAATCCATTGAAGATATTATCCATTTATAAGTTATCATTTTTATTTATTTATTTAATTATTCATAAGAGGCAATTGTTCTTGTAACAACTGTTCCTCCTACATTTATTTTTACTTTTATTGCTCCATCAGCTGAATCCATATATATTGATGATTTACCAGATGCTGGATCACTTGGAGTTGATATTGCATTTAAAGTTAAAACATCTTCTAACTCTAATACACTTTGCACTCTTTGTTTTCCTACAATATCTAATTTATAAACAGCTCCAGCTGTACCTCCTATTGAAACGTTTCCACTAAAGTTTGCACTTGTTCCAGTCAATTCTCCAGTAAAAATAACTTTACCATTATTAGTATCAAAAGTATGTCTAACAGTTGTGCTTGAATTTCTAAAATAAATTTTTGAATCATTATTGTTAGCTGTATTACCAGGAGTTTGCAATAAAATACCTTCTGAATTACTTGAAAATAAAGTATTAGTTGAGCTGTTTCCTTGAATCCAACTGCTCAATTTTATTTTACCTTCTACTTGTAGCTTCTCCCCATTATCAGTTGTTGTTCCAATTAGTACGTTTCCACTAAATGTTGCAGAATTATCACCATAATCTAATATTAGTGTTGGTGATGTATCTATAACTCCACCACCACCAAATTGCCATTGATCACCTTGAACGTTAATTTGTGCAATAGATGCTCCAACTTGACTTCTGCCCCATAAAACAGCTTCTCTGTTAGTGTTTGATGTAGTACCTCCATTTACCATTATATATCCATCATGGATATTTAATTTACCACCATAATCAGTTGTTGTTCCAATTAGTACGTTTCTATTATTTTTAATAGTCATTGCATTAGTTGCGCCAATGTTAAAATGCTGGTTTTTAGCATAAATTGTTATATCTTCATAACTACTGTTTGATCTGTTGTATGATTGAATATAAGGATTATCATTAGTTCCCCCAACTGGATTCATTTCTAAACCCTTTTGACTATTTGACACAACTATTTTAGCACTCGGACTTGTAGTTCCAATTCCTACGTTTCCATTACCTTTCATTCTTACTTTCTCTGAATTACCAGCAAAGAATATAATGTCATCAGAACTTGATGTTCCAGTTCTTAGAACAATATCATCTAAAGCATATAAGTCAATTTGTCTACCTAATAAAACAGTAGTATTTGTAGACGTTCCATTTGCTGGAGATGTTGTCGCTCTATAAAGTTTGTTTTCAGAATCACTTTTTAAAGTAATAGTTCCATCAACATCTAAAGTTGAAACTGGGCTTGATGAACTGCCTATCATTATGCTATTAGTTGTTGTATTACCATTATCTGTAACTTCTTGAAGAGTATCGGCAGAGCCAACTTGAGCATCAACATAACTTTTACTTGCAGCATCAGTTGAGGCAACTGGAGTTGCTGGTATTGTTACTTGATCAGCAAATTTAGCATTACCATTAACAACAAGTTTTTCCCCACTATCAGTTGTTGTTCCAATAAGTAGATTTCCAGAAGATGTCAACCTCATTTTTTCTGAATTATTTGTTCCAAATCTAACATCAAAATTATCTTCTTGCCATAAACCAGAAACACCTCCAGTATTTAAATAAATATATTTATTAGCACCTTCTAAATAAATATCACCATTAAAAGTAGCTCTACCACTAAAAGTTGCAGTTGTTCCAGTTAATGAGCCAGATAATGTTCCACCAGTTAATGGTAAATAAGGACCACCAGGCAAAGCACTTGAATCAGCTTCTACAACATCACCAGAACTTGTTACTGCTAAAAAATAAGTTTCTGTTCCAGTAAATGTTCCAGAGCCATAAGATGGTAAACTTAATTGACCAACTTTTGCAGCAGGATAACCATAAATTGTTAATCTTTCTTCTGCTCCAGCAGAAATAAAAAAATTAGCTCCATAAGTTGCTAAATTATATTCATTGTTTAAATCTTTTACAGATAAACTTGCTCCATTGCTACCAGAATTTATTATTTGTAAATTTTTACCCCAACCTTGAGCATTAGTTAAAACTGTTCCACCTACTAAAAGATTTCCCCCATCAGTTATTCTTGCAACCTCTGTACTTGCAAAGTTTTTAAACTTAATTGGATTAGCTGCTACTGCTGGTTTAAAAGCATCTGCATGACTATCACCAGTTATTAAGGCATCACCAACAACATGGAGCTTTTCGCTTGGACTTGTAGTTCCAATTCCTACGTTTCCAGTAGTAGAAATGTTTAAGTTATTAACATGTAAGTCGCTTTGAGAACCCATAGATAAATAACTGTCTTTAGAGTGAATATAATTTAATGTATCATCATCTTCTATTAAAATAGATGCTTTATCATCTGTACTTGTAAATTGAGCAACAAAGTTTTCTGCACCAGAATTAACTGTTAAATACCTATTAGGACTTGATGTTCCAATTCCTAATTTTCCACCAGATGTCAAGCGCATTTTTTCAGCAACAGAAATAGTAAATCTAATATCTGATCCGTTAATTAATAAAGGACTTGATGCACTAAACGCATCATTGTATGAAGAAATTCTTGCTAAATTACTACTTGAATTAAAACCAATATTTTGATCTGTTCCTACATTTATTTGTAGTTTTGAATTTGGACTGGAAGAACTACCAATCATTATGCTGTTTGTAGTTGTGTTTCCATTATCCGTTACTTGCTGCAATGTTTCATCATGACCAGCTTGACCATCTACATATGCTTTAATGCTTTCACTTGTAGCTAAACTATTTACACTTGCAGTTGCAAAGGTATCATCATCAATATATGAGCTAATTGCTACACTTCCAGAATCAATACTTGTTGCTGTTATATCAAAGCCACCAACAGTTCCTTTTGTTTTGTTTTGATATTGTTCTGATAAATCATCTTGGTTAATAAGTAAATAAGAGCCATTATCAATATCTTCATATAATGGAGTTGATGAAACACTAATTGTTGTATCGCCAGAGCCTTGATTTGATGTAACTGTTAATGGCAAAATTGTATCATCATTACTGTTTATTAAATTAAAAGTATCACCAGTTTTAAAAACAGCTGAGCCAATAGCTTCAATTGGAACAGAACTTAATGATTTTTGGTCTTTTAAAGTTATGTAAGTAATATTACCAGTAAATGTTGTTCCAGCTTGGAACTTAATTAAACTTGAGCCTTCACAATCTAAATAAATTGAGTAATCACCAGAAGATGTTATTGATTGACTTGTTCCACTTGTTCCAGCTTTTACTAATAATGTCCCAGCTGTAACCTCAACTTGAAAATTTACTTGATATGTTAATCCTTGAGTTAATACTGATTGTGTTAATTCACTTGTTGAGCCAGTTGCAGCAAACTTTGCTTTCTTTGCTGTTGTATCAATACTCCAGCCAGTTCCTAATGACCAACCAACAGCTGTATTAAAATTACCATTTACAGCGACATTAGAGCCAGTTGCTGGAATAGTTGTTCTTATATATGCTAATGGACTGTTTTGGGATAATGCTTGTGCCATTGGACTTGGAGACATTCCACTTGATGCTGGTGAGCCACTTTGTGAGCCTCCCATACTTCCCATTCCATTGGATTGTGTTGTTGTTGTTGGGACATCTCTTATAATTTGGTAACCCTCATAATCCCATTCATCTAATAAAGTATAAAAAGAGCCTCTTCTAAAGAAATATTCTGGATCAGTTCCATCTCTTGTTTCTCTTAATTTACCAATTGGATTAACATATCTTGGTCTTATCACACCACCTTGGTCTTCATTTTTATTAGCAACACCAACAGCTAATCTCATTGAAGGGGATATAATTATTTTAGTTTGTCCACTAAAAAATTCATCAATTAACATTGCAGTAAATGTCTTTGTGCCAGTTAAAATCCCTCTTCCCCATTCACCACTTGGCTCAGTATTTACATAAGTAGAGCCATTAAATACTTGTAAACTACTTGGAGCAAACTCTAAAGAATCACCCCACAATAATGTTCCAAAATTATATTGTTCTGAATTTTGTTTTGCTTGTGTGTTTGAATTTATAACATTAAAAGTTTCTCCATTAGATGCACTTTGAGCATTATTTAGTGTTTGTAATAATCCAATAAATGGTGATGTTGTTGCAAATCTAATGTCTGGACTTACTGTTCCAGCATTAAAACCAGCTGGATTGCTTATTGAACTAATAGTAACTTGACCTTGTTGGTCCACTAATGTGTTTGACCAACTAACTGTTCCAGACATAACACCACTACCAGCTGGTAATTGAATTGCTGTTCCAGGATTTCTCATTCTTTGTGGACTACCATATCTACTAAAATTAAGATAAAATGAACCTGGATTTTGACTGCCAGTTCCATAATCATCAATATCTAAAAAGAAATTCCATGCTCCACTCATTGAGATAGCATTCCCATTTTCATCTACAAATGGAATTTGCTGTTCAAAACCAATATGTCCATAAACATTAGTTAATTTAGAACTTATAATGTATTTTGGTGCTCTATTTCCTAAGGGAGTCCAGTTTGCAGAATCAACCCAAAAATAATTACCAGTTCCAGAATCATATTGTAAATAATAAGTTGTAATAACTCCAGTGTTTGGATCTTCTTGTGCTGCATAAAAATTAAACTTAATAGCACACCACCACCCATTAGTGTGACCATTTGGAAAATTTGGAGCATTAGACAAATCCCATGTCCAATCTAATGGAATAGATAAAAATAAAAAATCAGCAGCTGAAGGGCTGTTTATTGTGCCTTGAAAAACCTCTTGTGTTGTTGCTGTTCCACCAAATGGAAATCCACCATAATAACTTTTAGATGAAAAACTTAAAAAATCAGCATTTACTTGTTTTATAAGAGGCAAATAATCATATTTTGTTCCAGATAGTTTACTTATTTTATCATTTTGTATTGTTTGTTCATATCTTGTGTAATATGTACTACCTAAATGGTTTTGGCTTCCTTGATAAGCACCAGTATTAGAATACAATCTTGAATTATTATTTACTGGAGTTGATATTGTTCCAGATTCATTTGTAATATATTCTGGTATTTGAACAATCCAAAACTCATGCTTCCAATAAGTTATTCTTGCACCCCAATGTCTTAATAGTTCTTTTAAAACATTATAACAATTATCTGGGTAAAAAACTCCTTGGTCATCTTTTCTATGGAACATGGAAACAGCACACTTTGTTTTATGTAATGGATCAGAGCTTTGACCAGTTGCATTCATTTCTCCATTATACCAGTTAACAGATGTTGTAAATCCATAGTTTTGTGATGCTCCTTGATTAGTTAATGCAGCACCACTTTTTGCAAGTATTTCTCTAATCCAATAAATATAAGTTGCTGGACCAAAATACATATTTTCTTGAGCATAATTTCCCTGAACTCTTTCCTCAAATGGAGGAGTTCCACCAGTTACACCTAAATCAACAAAATCAATGTCTTTCAATAATGATAAGCCATCAACAAATTTTAAATGCTCTTCATAAGGAAAATATTTATCAACTCCAGAGCCAATATCCATAACCAAAAAACCACTCCATAATGGAGCAACTGCTGAATGACCAGATTGTGTACTTCTATAAATATGCACATAAACTTGCCTTTCTTGATAATTGTTTCTTAAATCATCAATAAATAAAGAATCTAAATAATTCTCAACTAAATATGGTATTTTACATGATGAACTTATTATTGGTGAAAACCTATCTTCTTGATCAGTTTCATATTCAATAACAGGACCTCCAGCACCCATTACTAATTCAAGAGCAGAGCCAGTATAATCTTCAAGAAAAATCTCTAAATAATAATCTAAATTGTTGTTACTCTTATATGATGAAAAATACTTTTTTCCAAATGCCATAAATTATACAGTTCTTAAACGATTAATTCCACCTCTTTGATTACTTATAAATATGTCGTTTCCACTTATTCTACCATAAACCTCAACTTGCTGAACACCACCAGCACCATTTATCATTCCTTTTAATTTATCTAATGGAGCAACTACTTCTGGATTAGATGCTGTTGTTCCAGCACCCTCACCAACTAAAGCCATTGTCGGACCAGTAACCAAACCCCCAGTTGCTAATCCTAAAACTTTTCCTTTTGCTAATTCAAATGCAGCCTTAACAGTTGTTGCATCTCCTAATAATAATTTGATTGCCATTATAACTGCTAATTGAACTAATAGTTGTTTAATAGCTATTTTTAAGTTTTCAATAAAAGATTTAAAAAAACCTTCTGTGCTATAAGCTGCACTTGTTAAAGCACTTGTCATAATGTTTTCGAACATTCCCATAGCAGCATTAAACTCTTTTTGTTTTTTTGTTAATTCTGATATTGTTTCACCAACTTGGTTTAATGGTCCAATAAATTTCTCTGGATTAATAGCACTTAAAAAAGGAATACCTCCATTATCACCTCTTCCATTTGCACCACCACCTCCACCACCTAATGAAAAAGGATTTGATAAAAAGCCCATTGCTTCTGCTAAATCTTTTGCTTGATTTTTTATAGCATCTGCAAAACTTCCAAATTCATGTATATATTCTTTTGAATCTACTTTTAAATCTCTTATTTTATCAGATATTCCAAAAGCACCACCCATTCTGCCACCTAATAAATCAACAAAATCAGCAGCTGCTTCAACTAAAGCATTTCTCCACCAACTCCAATCAGATAATCTTTCTTTAAATGCTTCGTAATTTTCAAGTACAAATATAAATCCAGCAACAATAGCTGTCAAGCCCATTACTATTATTCCACTTCTACTAAATAATCTTGCAAATACTTTGATTAAACTTCCACTTATTGACAACAATGGTCCTAATGCAGCTGCTAACAATGTAATGTTTGCAATATTTGTTTTTAATATGGGATCCATATTTGTTAAAGATGCCACAAAACCTTTAGCCCATTGTAATATTTTTTGAGCAACTGGCAACAACATTGTTCCAATTTCAACCCCTAAATCATTTAAATCTCCAGCTAATATTCTTGTTTGATTTGCAAAACCACCAGATGTTCTTGCAAAATCACCAACAGCTTTTGAACTTTGCTTTAATGCTAATTGATAAGTTAATGTTGCTTTTTCTACTCTTGTTAATTCTTTAAATACCTTTCCTTGATCTGTTGCAAATGATTTTAAATCAGCTTCTGTAATTGCAATTCCTAATGATTTTATAGATTCTCTTTCACCAAGCAAGGCTTTTGTTAATGCTAATGATGCTCCTTCTGCTCCACCAGAAAAGTTTGTAAATGATGCTAAATCAACTGCTAATTCATTTACTTGTTTACTTAAATTAAGAGCCTCTCTTTCTGTAAATCCAAAACCAACTAATAAATCACCAGTATCACCAAGCATTTGTTTTGCTGCTTTACTTGATAACCCAAAAGAACTTTTAAAAACCCTTGCTGTTGCTTCTGCTTCTCTTTGAATACTACTAAAAACAGTTTTAAATTTAGCATCTGTTTCTTCAAAATCACTTGCCATTTTAACAGCAGCTGCTCCAAGGCCAATAACTGGTATTGTGATGCTTCTTGTAAGTGTTTGCCCAGTTCTCTGCATAGATGCCCCAAACTTTCCAATGCTTCTTTGAGCCTTTTTCATTGCTTTGTCAAAGCCTCTTAAATCAGCTCCAAATGCAATAGTTAATAAACCAACACTCTTATTTGCCATGCTCACTCATTTTTTTAATATATTCAGCTTTTGCTTTCAATTTCTCGTAATCTATTTTTTTATCCTTTTTATCCCACTCGAACTCAATCAAATCAGTTGGCTTTATTTTTTTTCCTTTTGCTATTTGAATATTTAGTAACAAAGTAGTTTGCCATCTTGTTCTTTCCCACTTACTTCTTTCCCTTATATTCTCAAGCTCATAAAAGCCATCCAATTTATTCCAAAAATGTTTAGGCAAGTAATCATAAAACTCATTTACTCCCATGCCTAACTGTCCAAAAGCAATTCTCTCTAATTCTCGCCAAGAGAGTTTGTTTTTTACTTCTTGGCTTTCTGCTTTTTTTCAGTATTACCCCCCATTTGTTCAGCCAATATTTCCATAGCTTTTCCAATACTATCAAAATCACCATCTATCAAATCAGCCAAATCATCAACACTTAAATCACAATCTTGCTTTGCAGCTCTATGCCCATCCTCAATGCCACAATATATTAAAGTTAAAGCATCATCTAAAGTCATATCTACACCAAGTTTATCTAAGTCTTGTAGTGATGTATTTGTTTTAGATGAATATTTTCTCAAGGCATTAAAACCAAATTTAATTGGTAATTTTTCTTTATTTATTTCTATAAAAGTATAATTCATTTTTGTTTAGTTTAGTAAGGATCAGAGCAATGGTACTAAACAAAAAGTACCAAAGCTCCTTTCCTAATTTTTTAATTTACTGTTTGAGTTAACGAACCAGTCCCCTCAATTGTAAGTGAATATGTTGCAGTATCTTCTGTACCACCAGTTATACTAACAGATGTAATATAACCATTTCCAGCATAACTTATATCATTTGTTGATGTATCACCAAATATAAATGAGACTTGTTGTCTTGCATTTAAAACATTTGTTTCTAAAGTATCATCAACTCCATCTGTTAAAGCTACACCAGATTTATTTGTCCAAGCATAAGCCCCATCAATATCAACTGAGTAATCTCTTAATCCCTCTAAAATTTCTTTGTATCCATTACTCTCTTTGTTTGTGATTTCTCTCGGTGAATGATTAACATTCAGTGTACAGTTTTGAGCAAATGCAACAAGATTAGTTGTTCCAGTGCTGTAAACTTTTATTTCAGTTCCATTTAAAATAGCCATTTTTTTTCTTTTTTATATTAATTAATTATTTTCTTCGGCAACTTTTTGTTTTGCCTTTTTTTCTTTTTTTTCTTTTAAGTAACCATTCTCTTTTAAAAAAGCAATAGTTTCTTGATTTGTTATTTTTAATATGCTACCAGCTTTATTTACTTGACCAGCATACCTCCAATTTTTACTTAATTTTATTTTCATATTATTTTCTTTTAACTTGTCGGATTAATTTGTCTAATTTCAAAATCTAAAGCCTTTCTATAAATCCCAGCATCACCACTTGTATTATCAAAAATATCATTATAGCCTTGAAATTGACTTGATTGTATTTTAATTGTAGCATATTCTGCATCAGGAATCCTATCCATTGCAATTCTTATTTTTTTTGCTAAATCAGATGCTTGAGAATAAGTTTCACTGTAACAAGAAATCATAACGTCATTTGTATCTAATGTTGATGGCCCATCTTTTGTATCATTTGGCTGAACTCCATTAACATCATAAATAATAAAAGGAAATTCAGTAGTTTGAGGAGCTACATTTGGAAATATTCTTGTATCAACCAAATTAACAACATCAGTATTATTTGACAAAATATTATATATCGCTTTTCCTATTTCCATTTAATATCCAAATTTACCATATTTCTGCAACTTTCTTTCATGACTTTTTATTGCTTTAGCCATAACAAACTCAGCATCATTCATTGAGTTTTGTGTTACTTTTAAATAATTACTTTTCCAAGCTGGTTTTATAAATGGCTGGTCTTTTCCAAATCCTCTTCCTCCAAATTTAACTTCACCACCATATTCAATCCATGCTCCATAATATCCACTCTTTCCCTTTTTATCACTAAATCTTCCTTTTGTTCGTGGACCAACAAAACCTCCTAAATATTTCCTGCTTGCTCTTGTTGTAAAATAACCAATACTTCTTTTTAATTGTTCAGTTCTTTTTACATCCTTTTGATTCTGTTGTCCAGTCAAATCATTAAGATTTGATTTTGCACCATCAATAAAAGGCTTACTATTTTTTCTCCAAAACTTTTGCCAAACAGAGTTTTTCTTAACTTGTTTAGGTAATTGCATAAACAAATCGTTTAATTCTTTTGTTCCTAAAACTGTTATATTTGACTTAGCCATTAATCTTTATTTTCACAAATTATTTCTAAAAATGCTTCTCTTCCATCAATTTGATTTATAACCTTTGGAAAATATTCTTTACCATCATAATCAATTCTTGATTGTAAATTTAAACTTCCCATATCTAAATTTCTTATATAAACATGGAGCTTTGTCATCCCAGTTATTTTTTCACTTTGATCAGTTCCTTCACTTCCACCCTTCCATTCTATTGCAGCCCAAACTGTTCTAAATAGACTATATGTTCTTGTAGCCTCACCATAATTATTAGTAGTTGTGCTTACAGAATAAATTCTTACTCTTCTATCAAGTTCCCCTATTGTCATCCTACTATCTGAACTTTATATGTATCAAGCAACCATTTAACATTCATTGGTAATTCAGTTGCAATTCTACCTATTACAACACTATTTCTATTTTGATAAAAATTTCCTATTGTCAAAAGAATAGCTTGTTTAATTATTTCTGGAACATCACTTGCAGCTGCTCCATAACCAACAGTGTATCTTGCAACAACAGCATCATTTCTTTTTGTTATACTTGGAAAACTTTGCCCATCAGCTAATTGTATCTGTGATGGCTCATAATTTAATAAAGCATCATATATTGTTGGATTTAATGTTTGCAAAGAATTATCATTGTCATAATATCTAACATTAACAACAGAACTTACTTTGCTTTTAAATAAAGTTTGTAGTTGTGCAAAATCACTACAAGTTTGGTCAATAACAGTATCAATAAAAAATCTATTTGTGTACTCTTCACTTAATTGTGTTGCAGCTTTTATAATAGATTCAATATAAGTATCATCAGCAGTTGTATCAACTTTTAAATGAGATTTAGCCTCAGTTAAAGAAACTGGGTAAGTAGATGCTGGAGTTATTACTTGATATGTTTTCATATTATTTAGTTATAAAAAAAGGAGTGATGGTAATTCCACCACCCCTTTTTATAAAATTAATTATTATCTACTATGCTTCCAAGTTTTTGTGGAATGTAGAAGATTGAACAGCACCAGCATCAACAAGAGATGTTAATACATAGCGAGGCTCACCAGTTCCAGCACCAGAGTAAATGTCATAAATCACATCTAATCCACCAAACTGTGCAATGTGTACTTTAGAGAAATCTCCAAATAAAGCAGCAGTTTTTGAAGCAGTTCCACCAGAGTTTAAGTTTGATGTAATAAATGAGAAATATCCATTTAATCTTTTATCAGCATTATCATATAATGCAGAAACACCAGTAACTTGAGCTAATGATTTAATATCAGAATATGCAGCTGGATTTAGAATGTAAGCCATTCTTGATCCTTCTAAATTTACATCAGCAGCTAAAGTATCTGTTTCCATTTTCTCAACGTTAGCAACTGAAATTATAGATGTTGCAGAAGATGTTGCATCATCAAATAAAGATAATGGAGCATTAGCAACATCACTATTTGCTAAGAATGCAGATTCCATTGTCGCAGCAACTGATTGAGCCATGTTTCTTCTTAATGCAGCTTCAATTGATGCATTTTGAGTTACAGCCTCAGCAGATACGTTAACAATAGAAATACATTTTTTTGGACTTAAAGTCAAAGATGTTGCAGTTCCATTTGCAGCTGGAGCAGATCCACCAGTTTCTGCAACGAAACCAGAATTGATAGATGAAAATACTGGGAATTTCATGTTGTTTACTCCAGAATAAAAATTAGCTCCAGCAGATGCCATTACTAAGTTTGCTTCTAATTGGTCTGTCCATGCCATTACTTGAGTTGCATTTCCAGCAGTTGTTCCAACAGCAGCTCTTGTTAATATGCTTGAAGGAATACCAATTCCCTTGTAAGATTGACCAGTATATCTTGACTCGTTTCTTGCTTCTTGGTCCATTTCTTTTACAAGCCCCTCGATTCTACCAGTTGCAGCTTGAGATAAAGCATCTTGAAAAGAATAATCTCTTATTTCTTTTTCTTCTTTTTTGCTTGTAACTCCAGAAATAACAGCAGCATTTCTTTTTATTGTTTCCATTTTTTCAGCTCTTTCTATTTTAGCATCTAAATTGTCAACTTCTGTTAACAATCCATCCACTTGATTATTTTCCTCAGAAGATAAATCTCTTTCCTCAGTTGTAGCAACATCTTTAATGCTTTCCAACTGAGAAATAATATCAGATCTTTCCTCTTTTAATACGATTGATGTTTTCATTTTTTAATTATTTTAATTTATTTTCTCTTTTTTAATTCAATATTTAATGAGAAAAGAGAGCCTCTCACTAAATTGTTTTCTTTTTCTTCAATTTTTTCTTCTTTAGTTTCCTCAACTAAACTTTCTTGATATTCTTTTAATCCTCTTTTAGCAACTACTAAATCACTTTCAGCCATGTTGTAAGCTGGATAAGTTACTGGTGAAACATCATAAAGCCTATCTATTTTTTTTATTGTTCTAATGTTGTTGCCTTCATCATCAGTTGACCATTCATCTTCTGCAACAGTAAATGCAAAAGAGCTTTGTGTTATATCACCTCGCTTCATTGAGATAGCTAAATCTTTTCCATAAGATGTTTCTGGCATTTCAAATTCATACTTTAATCCCCTTTCATCAGCTGATAATTTTAATGTTCCAGATGTGCTTCTTGCAAGAATAAGATTTGGATCATGATTAATTAAACTACGAACATCAGAAGAGTTAATTAAATCTTCATTAAACACTCCTCTTTCTACAAACTCATAGAAACCACCAAGATTATTTGATCTTGAATCATAAACACTTGCATAGCCAACAACAACATCTTTTCCATCATCTGTTGAATCAACTCTTGTTTCTACGTTAAAAATTCTTTTTTCCATATTATTATTATTTATATTTCTTACTCCTTTTTCTTCCTCTTCAATTATTTCTTTTCTTTTTCTTTCACTCCATTTAATAGCTGCATCACCACCCCACAAAGCCCAAGCTATTCTTCCAGCACTTGGAAAACCATCCTCATCTGGAGTAAATCCTTCACCTTGTTTATCTACTTCATGCCTTTTTAAATAGCTAAACATTTTTGTTACTCTATCTGGAGTTAATGAATTGTCAATTATCATATTGGCCGTCTTTAATCCCACATCTGTTCCACCTCTTCCAAATTCAGCCCTCCATTCTTTTCCTTTCTTTGCCTCAGCAACCATTCCTTCTGTTGGAGTTAAATCTATATCAGACAATGCTCTGTAATTACTATTATCATCTTCAGCTTGTTTTTTAGAATCATATTTACAAGCCCCAGTTTCACCCCACTTCCATTTGCCATTAGCACATTTAAGTGATGGCATCCTCTCCAACTTTATCTATTGTTGTCATATTCATTTGCATAAAATGTTTATCACCACCCTCAATAGAATTCATATTTTCTTTTTGTCTTACTTCATTTATTGACATATAACCATTTGTGATTGCTGTTTTATATGCCTCAGTTCTTGACTTTACATCACCTCTTAACAATCCATTTACATTAAACTCAATAAATGTTTTGCCTAATTCATTTGTTCTAAACAATTTAAGATTCATCTCTTGTTCAATTCTTGTAATATAAGGCATCAATGTATATGTTACAAACTCTTGAGATTGCATTTCAATATTATTAAAACTTGATTTACTTAAATCTTTAAGCATGTGAGGTGGCACATTAAATATTCTTGCAACCTCTTCAATGCTAAATTGTCTTGAACTTAAAAACTGAGCTTGTTCTGGACTAATAGAAATTGGCTTAAATGTTAATCCTTCCTCTAAAACAATTGTAGAATTACTGTTTTTTAATTTACCATAGTTATTATTAAAACTTGTTTTTAGTCTTTGCAATGCTGTATCACTTAAAGCTCTATCAGTTTGTAATATTGAACTTGGCTTTGCTCCATTAGAAAAGAATGTTGAGCCAAACTCTTCTAAACTAACACCCCAGTTTAATGCCTTAGCGCATTGACTAATGGGACTGAGACCTGTCACACCATCGTCTGTGATTGTTTTTATATGCAGCACATCAGATGAATCTAAAACAGCTCCACCATCTATTTGATAAAACAACTCATTATTATTTACAACAACAGTTACATTACTTGGATCTAAACATATTAATTGAACTGGTGTGCCAGAATTATTTCTTACAATTTGCACATAACTATTTCCCTCAGTACAAATACTTAGCATTATAAACTCAAAGAAAGTTATTTTATTTTGATAATAGTTGGGCTTAAATTTTACAAGATTATAAATTGGACTTTTAGAATCCTCTATTTTATCGCCATTAGCTTGTTTAGTATAAACAGAAATAGGTAATGATGAAACAGATTCAGCAAGTAATCTTATTGCACACCAAACAGCTGTAAGTGTTAAAGCTTTATCAGTATCAAAAACATTTGCATCTGGAAAAATTGTGTTAAGAGATAAATCTCTTTTTTGAGTTTTAGGAGGAATGAATACGTTTGTTATTCTTTCAAGTAAAGTCAATGTGAAATTTTTATTTTCACAATAATACGATTATAAAAAGTTATAAAAAAATATATTTAGTTATACTTTTTAACAATATTTAAAGTGACAAAATTCCTCTTGTATCATAAACACTATCACCACTTTCAGTTGTAAGATGACAACCTAAAGCCATCACCAAAGCAACTACTGGATCAACTTTTTCTTTAGATTTATTTTTAGCAATTTTAATATTACCAGCTGGATCTTCTTGCAAAGCCACATTACTCATACACCAATTCATGCAAGGATTATTATTGTGGATAATATTTTTAGCAAGTATTTCAGCCTCTAATGTTTTTGTTGGCATAGACATAGAAACAAATCCTTGTCCAAATGGATCAAGATTACATCCATCATTTCCTAAATCCACAATAAGCTGTGATGCTCCCCATCTATCGTAACACACACTTTGAATTCTATATTTTAAACTTAACTCATTTATCTTAGCTCTAATAAAACTATAATCAGCAACATCACCACTTGTTGCATAAATATGTTTATCTCTTAACCAAGAAACATAATCAACACCATCTCTTTCACTTCTTTTCTTTGCATTTTCTTCTGGAATAAATATATAAGGAATAAAAATAAACTTGCCATCTACATTAAACAATAATACAAAAGCAGTTAAATCTCTTGTAGATGCTAAATCTAAACCACCCCAACATTCTTTTCCTTCTAATATTGAGTAATCAAAATCTTGATGACAAGCATCCCACTCTCCAGATGTTATCCAAGCACTATGTGAATCTGTCCATTGATTAAGCATTAACCTTCTGAATGTGTTTTGATATGATGGAACATCAACAGCTCTTTGGCTTTCTCTTTCCATATATTCTTTTCTTAAACTAATACCATAATTTGGATTTGCTTTTTTCCAAGTGGATTCCAAAGTTATATCATCATCATTTTCAGCTTCATATATTACAGTATAAAATGAATCATCTTTAATAGTTCCTTCATTTACTTTTTTAGCATAAGAATATATCTCATAACAAATAGATTGCTTATCATAACCAGCTGTTGTAATTGCAATTGTTAATGGCTGCCTTCTTGAGCCAGTTGATGTTGTTAATGTATCCCACAAATCTCTGTTTGGCTGTGTGTGTAATTCATCAAATATTATACAGTTAGCATTAAAGCCATGCTTGGTTTTAGAATCAGAACTAATTGCTTGATAATAATTTCCTTTTGATTCATTGACAATTGAGTTTCTAAACACCTTGCCTCTTTCAGATAATTCTGGACTTTGCAAAATCATTCCTTTAGCAATCTCAAAAACTATTCCAGCTTGTTGTCTGTCACCAGCTGCACTATAAACTTCACTCCCTCTTTCCTCATCAGCAAATAACATATACAAACCAATGGCAGCACACAAAGTTGATTTACCATTCTTTCTTGGGACTTCAATAAAAACTGTTCTGTATTTTCTGAGATTTGTTTCTTTATTTTTCCAGCCAAATATATCACCTACAATTTTGCTTTGCCACTTTTCTAATTTTAATGGTTTACCAGTTAACTCTCCTTTTGTATGTGTTACAAATGTTTCAATAAAACCAATAGCTTTATTTGCTGCCTTATCATCAAAGAAAAACTTAGTCAAAGTAATTATTTATTTGTGTGTTGTTTGTTGTTAATGGAGCTGATATGTTGGCCCTTGCAACTGGAGTTAATCCAAATTGTGCTGCCAATTTTAAGGCATTATTTAAAGCATCATTTTTCATTTTAACAAATGGCTTTGCTTGGCTTCTAATTATATCACCATTAGTATTTTTAAAAATATCAACTCTTCCATTTTTTCTAAGTTCAGATTCGCATTCAATGTATAAGGCCATCTCATTGCAGTAGCTTTCAATCAATCTAAGATCAATGTGATGCAGCATTTTTAAATTAAATAATTGTGATGTTACTTTGTACCATTCCTCAACTCCAATTGTAGATAGTAGTTCTGGAGCTTCTGGCAATTGACTAACCAAATCAACTTGCATTTCATTTTCAAGAACTCGACTCTTTTCCAATGTTCCTTGCATTTCTTTCATTGCAGTTGGTAATTTCTTTCTTCCTTTTCCCATTATTTTTTAGTCAATGTTGGCTCAGTTCTTATTAGTGTTGGAAAGCCACCAAATTCTTTTTCGACCTCAACCATGTATTTTCCACAATTGCATTTGGCCTCTCTTGTTCTGACTTTTGAATCAACAATTTCTAAAGTTGCTTTCTCAATTTTTTTTTCAATTTTACATTTTTTACAATAATATATAAACATAATATTTGGTTTTAGTTTGAACTTAAACTGTTAATATACCTAAACATCCAATTTTACGTATGAT